ATGTATGTATGTATGTATGTATGTATGTATGTATGTATGTATGTATGTATGTATGTATGTATGTATAAGCATAGCATACTCACGTATGCTGTCAATAGTTTTTTTCATTTTTTCCTCCTATTTTATCAATGGAATTAAAGTCCATTTATTTGCATTAAAATTTTCTGCTTTTGTTATTGCAGTTTTGCATTCGTATATAGTGTGATTATATATAACCCTATCTCCAACTGCATATGTTTTTGTATTGCTATAAGTATTAGTATATAAACCTAATGCTTTTAATAAATTTGTTATGTTATTTTGTATTGTTGTTATTACATCTCCTGAATCAGTAATAAAACCCGAATCATTTGACAATTGACTTGTTTTTGTCGGTATAGATGTTTTTTTTGCATAAGTTGTTGATATTTTATTACCATCCGAATCGTTTGTTGCTTTCGTTGAAGTAGAAGCATTACCTGTTAAATTACCTTTGAATCCTTTTGCAGTAATTACGCCTGTATTTGGATTCAATGTAACATCACTATCTTTACTTGCATTTGTTGTTTGTGTTCCTGTTGTTGTTGAACTTTGTGACAATATAGGATATTCAGCACTTGTTGTTGCTAATTCTGTTATTTTTACTTTTTCATCAGTGTTAGATGATTTTACAATAATATTTCCTGATGCATCAGTTGTTACAGTTGTTGCACCACTACCACTTATTTTATTTGATGATGTAACCTTTGAATTTTCAACGCTATTTATATATACATTCCCGTTTGTTAATGCTGTTGTTGTATTTGTTGTTGAAGTTGCTGAACCAACAACATTTTTTGAAGAATAATGTGTATCCGTATTCGTTGGAGCATACAAATCAGTATTTGTACCATTTATATTTATTGTTCCAACTTTTGTTCCTGATGTAAGACTTCTTGTAAAAGAAACAGAATCAGCACTATCACTTATTCCATCAAGTTTAGTTTTATCTGTTGACGACATCAATCCATCCTTTTCAATTGTTGCTTTTGAATAAGTAGTATTATTATCTTCACTCCAAACAGCAGTTCCATCAGCAGACCATTTTAAAAATTGACCTGACTTCCCACCACTTGGAATATGCTTATTTCCAGAAGTTGTTGGATGTGTATAAATTGTATCTGTAAATTTTGCATTAGAAGGTACATCAGAATTAACTGTGTGACCATTTACTTTTTCGGAATTATCAACTATACCGTCATTATTTGTGTCATATACACTTGCAAGCATATCACCAGCACCAATACCATCAGCGCCGTCATTTATTGTTGCTATTTTAGTACCTGTTGAATCAGTGATTGTTATTGTTGTAACTTTTCCTTTTTTAGAAGTAGATATTGTTGGGCTTATTCCATTATCGCCCTTTTCTCCTTTTTCTCCTTTTGGTCCTGTTGGACCTTGTTCTCCTTGAAGTCCTTGTGGACCTTGGTCTCCAGTATCACCTTTAGGTCCTTGAAGCCCTTGTTCGCCTTGGATTCCCTGTATACCTTGGTCTCCCTTTTCTCCTTGCAAACCTTGGGGACCTTGTGGACCTATTTCCCCTTGCTCTCCCTTCGGTCCTTGCTCTCCAATATCACCTTTTAATCCCTGAATTCCTTGAGGTCCTCGTTCTCCTTTTATTCCTTGAATACCCTGAATTCCTTGTTCTCCTTGTGGACCAGTATCGCCTTTATCACCTTTATCGCCTTTTTCTCCTTTTGCACCACGAATTGATGAGGTTGTTTCAGAAGTACCATTTGTATAATTTAAAGTTAATGTATAATCATCGTTTAATACAGTTGATTTAATTCCATTCCCTCTTTCTCCTTTTAATCCAGGCGCATTTCCACTGATATTTGTTTTTATACTTACTTTTCCTGTTAAACTATCAGTATTCATCATTTTTCACCATTCTTTCCTTCAGGATATAATTTGAATTGCTTTGGTCCATCATCATCATAGCCAATAATTGTTATTGAATTATTATTTGGATTTAATTCAATCTCATACCAATATGTTACAGGTTTATTTATATAATCACCTATTCTAGTTTCATCAGAGGTTAATTCAATTTCAACAGATTCTTTATTAGAATCAATTATAATATCTTTTGTAAGTACAATTTCTTCAACCTTTTTCTTTGACATAACTTTTAATCTTAAAGTATCTCCTTTTTGAAATTCATAATTACTACCATCATCATTTTGTGCAGTTACTACAATTGTTGCCGAATCCCCCCTTGTTAAATGAATTGTTTTTTCTTCATCTATTTTTATCATAAATTACCTCCATTTCATTCAATTTAGTTTTTAAGTATTCTATCTCCTCTTGTTGTTCTTTTATAGCACCCCACATAACACCACACATATTAAAGAAATCAATACCTGTCTCATCACTTGAAATTATTTCTTTTGGAGTACCATACTTATCACCAATAATTAAACCAATATGTTTTTTGGATTCTTCAGATTCTTGCTTAAATAAGTATTCATAAACACTTGCTTTTTTTATCAAATCTAAATTATTTTCAAATTTAGATATATTTTTTTTATATTCTTCTCTCGAACTATGAACTAAACCATTTTCAGCAGATACTTGAGTATACGAGTTACCATATTTGAAATCCATTATTCCTGGTAATATATTTGTTGTTGATTCATTTTCCGCTTTTAATTGTATTCTTCCATGCAATCCAGTATCTGACGTTGTTTTATATCTACTGCTTTCAGCATAATTTACTTCTACCAAATCTTTATTAAATCTATTATGATGTAAAGAAAGACCATCATAAAAATAACTTCCTGTTACTTTGTTTTGACCATCCTTTGATGAAAAATCAATACCAGTTGCATAAAGATTACTATTATCTTCAGTGTTACTATCACATATTTTAAAGTTAGGATATGCTTTAGATGATTCCATTTTTAAATTACCACCTGTTATTTTCATATTAGAACATTCTGCATTTCCTTCAGCATCTAATTTAAAGTTTTTTGTATCAATCGAACCATCTAATAATTTTATTAACATACCTGTCTTTCCTTCAATATAATTATTAGACTTAATAACACCTGTCTTTATATTATCACCCGCAATTGTAGTACTTCCACTTGTTGCTAAATCTGTGAATTTAACATAATTTTGGGTAATTTCAGTAACAGTACCACTTAATACAGTTACTTTATTGTCTACTGCCTCTGCAACAGTATCATCTGTATATTTAAGATTATTAATCCAATCTCTAGAGTCAAAATTCCCTTCTTTTCTTGATACTTGACATATATAGATTTCATTATTATTAATCCAAAAATCCCCTACATCGTAAGGTGTTTTTGGTTCTTTAATAAATATTTGTCTTTTGTTATCTGCGGTGTCCTTTGCGCTATTTGCTAACGCTAATGACTCGATAACATCTTTATCTTCTATTTTTTGCCATATATAGGTTTCATTATCTTTTTGGAATATATAACAATATCCTGTATCTTTATCATAATATAAATCTCCAACATGATTTTCTTTATCATCAACCCAAGTGTTAACCGGATAATTTTCTAATGAGGGTTGTCCATTATAATACCAAGTTGTAACTTTACCATCAATTTGATCTTGTAGGTCTTTCATATCGCCTACAGTTGCATTCATAAAGTTTAACAACTCATTTTTTATTTCTGTTAATCCTTTTTCTGATGTTTCAACATTTTTCTTTAGCCCAAGCATACTTGCAAAATCATATTTTCTCTCTATGTCCTGCGCCGTTCTAACACCATTTGAATCTTGTTTGCTCATTTTATCACCTCTTTACATAAGTTTTTCCATTATACTTATAGACTTTAAATCCCATACTTTTTAACATATCAATTTGTATAGTTATTGTTGGATAATGTTCCTTTACATATGATATAATTTGATTATCAAACTGCGTAAAACCAACCTTTTTAAGTACTGTTGCTTTTGACATAAAATCCATATCCTGACCATTAACATATTCAAAAATTTGTTTATCATATTGTTTAAAATTAGAATACTGACTCTTTATGAGCATTGCTTTTTGAGGTATAGACAAATTTAATGAATTTATATAAGATATTACTTTCTTTTTTTTAGAGCCAGAAACTGAATTACCATTTTTATCTATATCACTTTCAATTTCGTTTATATTTTTCATTATTTTTTTGTAATTATCATAATCTGTAATCATTGTTATTTTCTTGTATTCTTCCGGATTTTTCATTGCATAATTAAATTCCTCATACGATCCATAATCATCATAATCAGACATATCAACATGTTTTTTTAATAATCCACTTGCCATTATATTTTTCTTTTCTATACTAACATCAAGATTATTAATATAATCCATCTTTTGTGCTGTTTTTTTACCTGCTTTTGATAAACCATCTCTATAATTTCTATATTCAGTACTATTCATATCCAAATCAATCATTTCATCAATTTTAGATTTATTTATTGATTTATAGCCACTATCTATATAATCTTGTGCCTCTTGACTTGAATATCTACCAAATAGTGCCGATTTTATTTTACCAGTAGTACTATCATCTGCAGTAAATCTTAAATTACCACTATCTGTATAACTACCTGCAATAGGAAGTTTATCATCATACATTTTTAAACCTTGAATAGTCTTTCTTAATTGACCATATCCTGTTGGGAGAACATAATAAGCCGCCGATTCTAAAAAATCTTGTCCAACATCATCCCAAGTAATTTCATTACCAAAAGAATCAGATTGACCTGTCAATTTTTTGATTAATGATGATGCTCCTGTAAATGCTTCCTGTATTGGAATTCTTCCTCCTGAAAAAACACTCCACATTGGAACGTTATCCATAAAATCTCCAATAGCACTTTCAAATTTTTCTTCTAATGACTTATCATCATCGTCATCAAATATTTTCATTAACATATCTATTGGATCAAACATAACAGATGAACCAGTTAAAGATTTCATAAGACTATTAAATAAATAAGATGCACCAAATAATTGACCTAATTGAAAAACAACACCAGCACCTGATTTATTACCGCTTTCAATATCCATTTTATTGTCATGTATCATTGATGACCATTGGTTATTAACTTCTAATTGAAATTGAGTTAAAAATCCAAGAGTTTTAGAATTAAATAATTCAGCAGTAGACCCCTGACTTCTATCTCCCATTATTCTTGCCGAAAAATCATCAGCATTTGATATTGCTTCTTGCTCTTTCATTCCTTTACTCAAGTTTTCAAAATATTTACTTCTCCAAATTTGATTAGAAGTAAAATAATCAGAACCACTCATAAAAATTTGACCTGCATTGCTGATTTTTTGCCATGCCTTTTGTGATAATGTATCACTACCAAATCTAGCAGTTAAAAAGTCAGATTTATTTATTAATCCATCGTTATGAAATATATTATTAATGGTTGATACTGTACCTTTAACAAATGATAATTTACTTGTTTTTGAAGCACCTTGTACTGCAGAAGCAAAGTTTGTTAATGCACTTCTTACATTAAATCCTGTCATATTAGAACCAACTTGAGATTTTAATGTATTTAACGCAGTATATACTCTTCTACCTAAAAATCTTTCTGCTGCTCTATCAATAGCACCTTTTTTACCAGCAAGTGCATTTGCCTGTTCATCTAACCAAGCAACATATTTACTCAATTTATTATCTTGTATATCTGCAACTCTTTGCTCAAATTCAGCATCAGTCAATGAATCAACATTATCTAATCCGTGAGTTTGACCATATGTCTCTCTTATAAATTTACTTAATGTTCTATATCTTTGAATATCTGCTGTATGAAATATTAAATTTCCTGCACCCTCTAGATATCCATCAATACCTGTTATTGCATCATAAGTTGTTTTCATTCCTTTTCTTTCTAATGAACTTGCAAACCAATTTTTACCAGGTCTATTAAATTCTGTTAAACCATTTATGTCTGTTGGAAGATTTTCAGAATCCATATCATTTCTATTAAAAGGAACACCCCATTGACTCAACTTATCGCTTATTTCGGTGAAGTGTCTCATATAATCTTTTCTTTTTGGTATAGCATCATATCCTAAATCTGTAAGAACATTGTTTATTTGATCTATATATGTATCGTATTTATTTCTAAATACTTCTGATGCATATTTTATTTTTTCTTGTGTTTTAACATCTGGAAATTCTTTTGCTAATTCTTTATCACCATAAGGAATTTCTTCTCCATGTTCATTTATATAAACCTTTTCAACATACTTCTGAACCGCTGCAGATTCTTTACTTCTTGCTTTTATTCCAAGTTTCTTTATATCTTCCCTTTCTTGATTTAACCATCTTGTTTTTTCTGCGGTATTATGTTTAGTTTGATTGATAGTTGCATCATTTATTTTTTTACCTACTTCATAACCAAAAACCTTTTCATTTAATCTGATTGGGTCTGTACGCTGATATGCAATTGCATTTATATCATTTCCTACTTGTATATCATCAAGAGTAATTCCCATTTCATTTAATAATTCTTGTTGAACTATTGCTCTTGTTTTTCTTTCTGCTTTACTTTCGAGTTGTTTTTGAATTTCATTTAAATCAGATTCAGTCACTGAATTATTTAATAAATTATTAAATACTCTATCAGTTACTTTTTTTAATTCACCATCTGTTATTCTATATTTTTCTGTTATTGTTGTATCTTGATTCATAAAATCAGATAATTCTGTTAGCATATCTGCTTCTCCTGTTATTTCATTACTAAAATAATATGGATATTTATTGCTTAATTCTTGATAAATGCTATCTACTGATTGCCCTTCATTACCAAGTCTTAACTTTCCAAAATTAGACTTTCTAAAATCACCATAATCTGTTATTTGATTTTTTAGTTCATCTGATACTTTTATTCTTGAATTTCTAATTTCTTTTTTTACTGATTCAACCTCTTTATCTATATAATTATATTCTCTATTTGCATATTCACTTACTATGTTATTTATTTCATTATAAGTTTTAGCATTTGTTAAATCTTCTTTTGTCATATTATAAAAAGATTTCATTTTATTTCTGAAATCTTTCTTTTCTTGATAATCAAAATCTAAATAATTTTGAGCAGTTTTTGTTGCAGATTGAATCGCTTTATAACTTCCTTTCTGAAGTACTCTTTCAACCTTTTCATCAATTGTTTTCTTTCTATTTGTTTCAAGTGGTGAATATTCATTTTTGTATTTTGAATTTTCATCTTTTGTATATTTATCTGCTATTGGGACATTTTCTTTTTGTGATAAAGAATATTTTTCATCAAAAAAAGAACTATTGCTAGTTCCATCTACTCTTGCATCCACCAATCGATTACTTCTATTCGAATCTTGATGAATAATTTCTTTAACATTTTTAACATTTTTATTATCTACCTTTTCATATGCAGTATTTTTTATTTTCTCACTTGTTCCAGTTCTTCCATTGTCCACGGATCTTCGCAAACCAATTCCTTTTTTATTTTCTTTTGCATTTTCTTCTTGAAAATAATCCATTTTATTTTCTCTAACATTTTCATCTTTCCCATATTTTTTATTATACATTTGATTGTTATATTTTTCAAGTATGAAATTTTTATATGGATTTTTAGGATTACTTGTTGAATTTTCTGGAATTATCATATCCAAGTCATCATTATCAAGTTTCATTCTTCTTTCTACTTCTATTGCTTCTATTTCGCCTAAACTATTAACATATGCTTCTATTCCATCTCTTGAAACAGATTTTCCCTGTTCAAAACCTTCAAATTGCTGAATTACATGTTGTACTTCATGTAATAATGTTCTCTTCAGTTGTGTTTTATTATTTAATAAATTATTATTTATATAAATATCGTTACTGTCAGTTTTTCCTCCAGGTATATCTATATTTCTTACATAAACATTAATATCATTTAATTCAGGATATAATTTATACAAAACATCATCATTTAATACCTCTTTCAATTTATAATTTTTATTTTTTTTCAAATCATTAATAGTTGTATACGCATTTGTAAATTCGAATTTCCATTGTCCATTTTTATCTTTAAACCACTTGTAATTTCTTCTAACATCTTCGTTATCCATTTCACCAGAGTTTAATTTTTTTTCTGCAATTTCTTTTAACTTTTTCAATGATTTATATGTTTCCTTATCATTAATTATATTATTTAACGCAACTTCACCACCAAATGAATATTTAGTTTGTTCTGATGTTTTTCCTTTTATATTTTCTTTATATGCTTGTTCAAATTTATACTTAACTTTTTCTAAATCTCTTGCTTCTTGACTACCTGCAGTTACTGTCTTATATATATGTTTTATATAATCATATATTTTTGTAAATACATTTGGTTGATTTACAGATAATTTTTTTACGAATTCTTCATCATTGAATATATATTCTCCAACTAAATCAGAAGTAACTTCATTCTCTATGTTAGCATCTAATCCTTCATATAATTTTTCAGTAGATTTAATTCTATGTTCATAATCATTTTTAGATTGTGCATATTCTTTCACAACCTTTTGTAGAGATTGATATTCTTCAGTACCTTCTAGTAAATGTGTTGTTTCATGTCCTAGGATTTTGTTTAGTGCCTGTTTTGAATCAATATTTATTAATACTTTTTCATTACCATTCGAATCTTTCCCTACTAAACCATTTACATTCTTTTCATAACCCATTTTTTCTAATTGTTCATTATTAACAAATTCATATCTTGTACCTCTATCTTCTGAAATTTTAGCAACATTATCAACAAAGTTTCTTGATTTTGTTGTATTATTCATTACTTTACTGGCACTTTCTCTTAATGCTTTTATATTATCACTTTCATTTGTATTATTTTCATATTGATAATTAACACTCTTTTGTGATTTTTCATAAAAACTTCTATGTAACAAATTGTCGTTTGTTATATCTGTATCTTCACCTAAAACATTTGTTATATAATCAGTATCTATATTACCTTCCATTAATTGTTGTTCTACAGATTTTTTTATTGATTTAATTTCATTCTCTGATAATTTAGCATTGGATATATCTATATCTTGTGTTTCATATTCTTTTCGTATTCTTTCTGCTATTTTATTTTTATTTGTTTCAGATATTGAAAAGTTTTTTTCTTGCTCTTTTATAGCATTATCTATTTCAGTATTTATAGCCTGTTCTTTAGACTTTTTGTTTATTTCATTATTAACTAATTCATCTATTACTTTTTGTTCATTTTGGGTGTATCCAGTATCAAAATCTCTTCCTGTTTGTTTAGTCCATTGATTTCTTGCAAAATTTTGTGGACCTTCTACAGCACCTGATGTTACTGCACCCAAAGTACCAGCATACAAATTTTGTGTACTGAAAAAATTTTTAGCAGTATATGATGCTAAATTTTTAGCAATTTCTTTAACATTCTTTGTATTTTTTATTCCTACTCCATTATCTTTATCTAATAATGCTTCTTCCACTATTGGACCTAAAAATTCTTGTAAATACTCTTCAGTAAATTCACCTTTCATGCTTGTTAATGTTTTTCTTACTGCTTTATTTTTAATAAATTTATCAAGTACTTTAGAAGTTATTTTATTTGTTGAATTTCCTAATACACTTTTACCATAAACACTTTCTAAACCGCCTAATGCTTTTTCCATTGACATTTCTAGTGTTCCAGATGCAATTCCATATAAGGTTGCTTGTTTTTCACTTGCTCCATCTCTCTTGGCTTCGTTATAAGCGCCTCCGCCATAGTTTGCAAATCCGGTAGCAAATGCACCTGCAGAATTGCCAGTCATCATTTGTGGAAGCATTCTTGAAACGCTTCCTAATACATCTAATCCTGCACCTTCTAAACCTTTTGCATTTTCTCTTTCTTTTTGTGCTTGTTTTTCTAATAATGTTTCGCTAGAATCTGTCTCAACACCTAAAATCTTCTTAGTTGTTGATTCTATTCCTTTCACACCAGTAGTAAAATTACCACCAACTGTATAAGCAAATTTTTCTGGTACAGAAGTTCCAGTATTATCTAATGCTTTTTGCTCTCTTTCTTCATTAAATGATTTATATGATTTTTGTGATTCTTTTAATAAACTTTGATATTTTTTATCATTTTTCACTTTTTCACTATTTTCATTCAATAAATTAATATTATTTTTCTTCTTATAATCCATTAATTCATTATATGTATCATTTGATTTTTGTTCAGTTGTACTTATAGTTTGTTTAACTTTTTTTCGTTCTTTATTTTCATTTATACCTGCTTCTATGGTATTATAAATAACTTCTCCAATACCACTTGTTGCAACACCTAATATCTTGCTTGCAATTGAACTTTTACCGCTAACTGTCTTTTTAACACCAGTTACTAAAATTCCTTCCCTTTCTTTTTTAGGAATAGCATTACTATTAATTGTTACATTACCGTTTGAATCAGTTGTTACTGCAGAATTATTACCAAATTTTTCTTCTAATAAACTTCCAAGTGCACCTGTCAAAGTTGCCTTTTTCTTTTTTTTGGACATTATATCACCTCTATTTAGTCAATGCAGCCATTAATGCTCCTACAGCAGTTGCGGTTTTTTTTCTTTTTTTCTGACTTCTTGTTAATTGTTTATCTGTACTTGTATCAGTCAGTTCATAACTACCACTACCCGAACCATATTTTGCACTATATTCTTTATTCCATCTTGCCTGTTCATTTGCTTCTTGTTGTTTTTGGAATGCTAAATTTTCATTAAATTGTCTTACAGACTCTGCAAATTCTCTATCTTTATTCATTTGATCTAAAATAGAATCCCATTTACTTTGGTATGTTTGTTCAATCGTTTGTTGTGCATTTAATTGACTTTCTAATAAAGAGTTTTTATATTGAAAGCCTTGTAATCCTAATTCTAATTGCGATTTTAGAGCATTATACGCTATTTCTGCTAAAGCACTATTATTTTGTAATTGCGCATCTTTTATCCCATTATCATAATTTAATATTGACCTATTAAAACTATCTCTTGCAGTTGCCACTCTATTTTGATACGTGTTATACATACTTACTCTAGAACTTTCACTATAACCGCTATTTGATAGTCCCTGTACCGCCATTTGTTCTGCGTTAACACCATAATCGTTTATTTGTTTTTGATAATCTGTATATGCTCCTTTTTGCTCTTTTGTATAATCTTTCTCTGTTTGTTGTTTCTGTTGCTCTATTTTTTCTATCGCAAAATCAGTATTTGCTTGTTGTATTTCTTGTTGCTTTTGCGCATAATCTTTTGATGCTTGAATCTGATCATTATAAAATTTATCAGAATTATTTATCATTGAATTATACATATTGTTAGCATTATTTAAAGCATTTTGCTTATCTGATTCTACTTGTTTTAGTCTTTGGTCATTATAATCAATATTCACTTATTATCACCTCTTTACATAACTTCCAATATAAGATTCCAAAGTACTTGAATAAAGAAAAAATCTAGTTTTTGAACTAAATTTTAATTGAATACTTTTCCATTTTTTCTTTTTTATTCTCGCTACTATAAACCCTTTAGTATTTTTATAATCATTTATCTTTTCAAATACTCCATTATTTGTTTTTGTTGAGATAGTAATATCTCCTTCAATATCAACAACACAACCTTTTTTATTAGTAGTTTTTTGATATTGTGGATAATTAAATTCATCTTCTGGTGTTGTCCAATATGAGTTTAAATTATCTGTTTTAGTTAATGAATAAACTTTATTATCCAAACATAAATATAATATATTGTCTTTTACTTGAGCATAAGTTATATTATGTTCAAACTCCCAATAATACCACTCGTATTCTATATGATCATTTATCTGACATTTTTCCCTACTATCTGCTAAATAAATCTTATTATTGACTATAACAAGTAAATAACCTTGCCATTCAATCAATTGTAAATCTTCATAGTTCGCTTCTCTTAACAATTTAGAGTCAATCAAACTACTTCTATGTTTTACTACCTGTTCTGTTGTAATATCGCCTGATATTCCTTCCAGACCTCTATCACTAAAGAATACAATATCATCATTAAAATTTATTCCAGTTGCAACACAACCTATACTTATTGAAGAATGTGATGATGGATATGTTTTTCCATATTCACTATCTATTGTCGGATTATGATAATAAATTGTTGTATTTGCTTGTGATGGTGCTTTTAATACCCACAAAGCATTATTACCACTAATCATTGCTTTTACAGGTGATACATCTAATCCTTCATTATAATAATCTGTATCACTAATGTACCTAGGATTATTTAAACTACTATGAAATATAGTGCTTGGATAATCTTGATTACCACTAAAAAATACCCTATTATCAAATACTTCCAATAATGTACATTTTGTTATTCTTTCTTTATATTTACTTACTGATTTTTTAAACTGAATAATAACATTATCTTGACCATCAGTTAAAGGTTTTTCTGGTGCCGTTTTAAATTCAATATAACCATCGACAGGATAAGGAGTAAAATCTGTTATATTTTTCCCATTTACTGTTACAATGGGAATGTAGTCACTATCAAAAGTTTCAACATCTAAATAATATTTAGTTGATTCACCATCAGCACAAAAACTATTTTTTCTATACTCACTAAGTAAATTTACATCCTCATAAGTTGAACCTCCACCCAGTGGACTTCTACTTATGGTTGTTGTTGGTATATAACCTACTACTTTTTTACAAGTTTCTCCATTATATTCAAGATAATTTATTCCATCCTTTAAAAAGAATATATTACTATAAACAAAAGAGTATGATATTCTTGGATTCATACCTTCAAAGATAATTTTCTTTTCATCTTTATATATGTCATATAATTTTGTACCACAATGCACTATCATATGATTTTCTCTATTTATTTCATAAAAAAAGATACCATAGATAGTATTATCAAATTCTTTTAATAACTCTATCGTTGGTCTTGTTTCTATACATCTTCCATTTGTTCCACTATAATTTTTCCACACGTTTAAAGCATCTGGGCTTCTATATATAGATACTTCATCTTTTCTATTACTAAAATCTACACCCTTAAAATTTTTATAATTTCTTGTTATTAATGTTCCGCTTATCTGACTAGACATCTATTCCTCCATCAATATAAAGTGTACTTAATGAATTTCTTGGATCTAAATTTTGTAATAGTTCTTTGTACCTTGATGAGTATATTTGTCCATAACCATTTGAGACATCACTTTTTAATAGATCACCTGCTATACCATATGGCATTATTTCAAGTGCATCTCTTGTTAATTCAAATTCGTAATCATCTGGTGTATCATTATTTATTTGTGCAGGATACTTATAATAAAATATTTTTGCAATTCCATCTTCATTAAATATAATCATATCTCCAACCACTTCATAGTCTACATCTTTAATTATATTTAATTGGTAAAAATCTTTTGCAATATCTATTAACTGAAGTGTATCATCTTTTTTTACATTCATTGTAGTATAAGCATTTATCTTTTTATATCTACATACTTCATTTTGTATTTGATTTATAACACTATTCATTTTTGTTGATAAATCGCTATCTTCTGTTAGATCATCTTCATTCTCACTATATTCTTCAATTAAAGAATATGTTTTAGTTTTCATTTCCTCTAGTGTCATCTTTATCACCATCCAATACTTCTGCTAATGTTTTATAATCATTTATTGCAGTTTCTATTGTTCCTATTGATTGTGCTGGTAAAAACCAACCTCTATTTTCATTTTCAAATAAAAGGATTTCTCCTTCATCAAGATTTATTGTTAATTCACTTTTTGTTGTATATTTATCTGTTACTACTTTTTGCTTAGTTGTTAATTTTAAATTTTCTAATTTCTGGTCTACTTTTTCGTTTTTAAATTCCAATTTACTATCTTTATTAACTATCATTCCTTCATATGGTGTTAAGTCTGGTCTTAATACATAATATTTCATAATTTATTCCTCTCTTTCGCCTATTAATGGAGTTGCACCATTTAATACTACTATAGACATATAAAAAAGGCTATTAAGCCTTTATTTTAGTTAATTATTACGCAGGAATTTTTACAACTTGTAATTCATCTTGAGCGATGATATCCATACCATAAGTATCAAGTCCACGAATACCATCTGCAAATGCTCCTTCAAGTCTCATTGCTTCAACTTCATTAATTTGTCCAGCAAATGCAATAGCATTCTTTGTACGAATCATACAATATTTATTAGTACCATCATTATATATAGCATTAGACATAACTACATCTGAATTATTGTATCTACCAACTATACCTTTTCTTATTAATTCAGGATTATTTGTTGATAACTCAACTAAATTATTTTTGAAAGTTGAATAAGTTGCTGGGTCAATTTCAGTTCTTAATCCAAAATCACAGTTTCTTAAATTTAATTCAACAAACGCATCATCAACTGCAGTTTTAACTCCTGCTTGTGTTTTAGCAGTTGCAGTTGTAATATTTGTTGCACCTTTCTTATAAGTTCCTGTTTTAATTTCAAAATAATTTGTTAATCCTTCTTTTTTAGGTTTAGCAACTCTTTCATACATTGTGTCACCTTCAGAGTTTGTTTTAGCAATAAAGTAGTCTTTAAATGTTTTTACATCTTCATCAGTAGTTTTAGCATATGTTGCTTTACCTTCTTCTACTGTACTTATACATTTACCTGCTACTAATCTTCCTATATTAATATCTCTTCTTTGTGCTAATCTTGAACTTGCTTTTTCTTGGTATTTTTCTGGTAATCCTGGTACAGATTGTGCTTTATTTATATCATCAACCTTAAATGCAAAATATTCAGCAAAGTCAATATATAACATTTGTCCAACATCGGACATATCTTCATAATCTACTTTACCATGATATCCGCTGATTCTTGGATCACCTACACCAAGAATTTTAACAGATTGAGCAAATTTACAATCTCCCTCGTAATCTCTTGTACAATAATCAACTAATTTTGTTTTCATTTCCAAACTATCTTGAATCTTTTTAGACCAAATAGATTGAATAAAATTTGATACTGCCATTTTTCTCACTTTCCTTTCTTTTATTTAGGAAGTTTTATTACCATTTAGTCATTGAATTTTCAATTGCTTTTTCTAATTTTGGATTTGCATATAAATCTGCACGTGTAAATTTAGATGCTTCATCAAATGTATAAAAGTCTTTTATTTTTCCTTTATCTGACTCATCGTTTTTCATACTTCCTATTTTTTCAACCTTTGGCTTAGGTTTAAATTTTAAGTACATTTCGTACTTTTCTTTCATAGACATATTAGGATTTAACTTCTTTTCAAAGTCAATAAAATCAGATTTATTTATTTCTTCTTCCTTTACTCCTATCGAAGCAAGTTCTTTTATTCCTATTTGTCTTTTTCTTTCTTCAGCAATTTTTTTAAAGATAACTTTATCTCTTTCGGTTGCCGTTCCTTTTTCTATTAAATTTGCAAGTCTATCTGTTTCTTCAGATATTTCATCATAACCTGCAGAAATAATATCCTCTGCTTCTGCATTTGCTAATAGTTCTTCTTCTCTTTTTGTATACTTTGGTGTATTTACTTTGACACCTTTCTTTTCATAAAAGTCTTGTAAACTATCAACTGCATCATCAAATGAATCAGTTTCTAAACCTGCTTTTAAAAGTTCTTCAACCTTTCCATATTTTTTTTCGTACTCTTCTCTGATTTTAGTTTCTTTTCGATGTAATTTTCTTTTAACAATATCATCTACTTCTTCATCAGTGTAAGTTCTTATTGGTGCTTTTTCTTCCTCGATTGGTTCTTCAGTGGTATCACCATTACCATCAACTATTTCTTCTGTTGTTTGTTCTTCAACATTTTCAGTATTATCTTCTAATACAAGTTCTTCATTATTTTCCATAATAAAATCCTCCCTATTTTTTTGAGTTTGCTTCTCATATTTCCATATCTTTTACCCTCATAAATGCTTGGAGCATATAAAAACACCTATTCAGTAGGTGTTTCTTCCATATTTTGTACATCTGCTATTTGTGATGCTTGTTGTTCTACATCACCATTGATGAATTGACTTGCTCTTTGTTGCATTATTTGTGCTTGAGCATTTATTTGAGCAATCTTTCTTTGCTCTTCTTCTTCAATTTCTATTGCTTTTAGAATATCTTGTTTTGGTGCAATAGCATCATCTGGTAATATTTTTGCATATACTTTTAATTCCCCTAATTTTTGAGGATTAAAATATCCTGCCTTTAAGAAATTTTCAAGAGATAATTCTCTAGCATATTTATCAAATGAACTTTTTGGTGTTATATCAACTTTAACTGTACCTTTCAAGTTTTCTAAAACTGATGATGGAATATCTACTAATTCTGTATATTCTTCTCCTGTTTCCGGATCAGTTTTATCTTCCTCAAGTTTCATTCCATCTTGTGAATATGTAACCCACATATCAAGCCATATTCTTGCCAAATCTTCAATAAACATTTTTAGTCCTGTTAATTGTTTAGTCATAGGTTGTTGTGATGCTTGTTGCACTGCCAAAATTGCTTTACCAGATGCTTCAGTTGGATTAACTCCACCAGTTGCTATATCACTTGAATTTTTTAATTCCCTTGTTATACTTATTAAATCGCTTATAGTTTTTCCAACATCCGAACTCATTTGTGCAGGTGCAATTGTCGTAAAGATTTTTCTTACATCTTCAACATTTGAACCATTAACTTTAACTGTTGCTCCTACTTTGTTAATAGAACTAGGATTTTGTATTTTTTCTATTGCAACAACTTTCGTTGGATAAGCATTTTGTTTAACACTTAATAACATTCTAGCTAGAGTCTTATTTAATTCTAATTGGTTAGGAATTAAGAATCTTACTTCTCCTTCACCTCGAGCACTACCTTTTCTTGTTTTCCAAGGAAAATGTGCTATTGGATATAACGACAATCCAGAATTAATGTTTTCTCTTATAATTACATATTTAGTTGATTCGCTAAACATTATTTTTTTATTTTCTTTCCACATCTTTACTACAATCGTACATTTTTTATCATTTTCTTGTTTTGCATCTTTTCCTGCCTCTTCAAAACAATCATTATCACCAACAATTGCTTTTATTTTTTCATCTGATAAACCTTTCTTTCTAGCAAATTCTTGTGCTTCTATTACAGGTACTCTGCGACTAATAATAATCCATGGTTGTGACTGAATATCACTTGAATTTTCATTACCATATTGAATATCATTTTTAGATAAGATTTCGTTTTTAGGTTCTTGTATTTCATCATCATAATCTACATACATTACACCTTCATCATTAACTGCACTATCTTCGCTTATTTCTCTTACTTTATAATCCATCTGATCCTTTTCCCAAACTTTTCCAGCCTTTTTATTAAGTAATTTGCAAGTTTCTTCTGCAGTTTTTCTAAAATCTCTATTTTCAAAGTTTTCACTTGAATAATTTATTCCCCACAAATTTTGATTTATAGTGCTTACTTTATAATTTACGATTGTTTCAATAAAATTATATTGTGCTTGTTCTATACCTTCAATTTTTGCGCCTTCCCATTGATTCCCTGAATACATACGATAGTTTCTGTCTGTATCAGTAAAAACAGAATTCATTCGCATAAAATCTTTGCCATGAGTATATAAATCCCATATATCAGTAGTTTTTAATTCTTCTAAATCCATTTATATCACCTCGGTATGTCTTTTTGTCCTATCGATGTTCCATCATAAACATCAATGTTATGAGAAATAGTTTCCATAATTTCTTGATTTTTATCTTCCTCTTTTTTTTGAAAATGATTTTCTATTTTTTGAATAGGTGATTCTATCTGAATAGGTTCATTTTTTACAACCATTTGTCCTATTTTTGCACCTAAAAAAAAGCATATTATGTTAAATATGCTTGATGTAACTATTATTAATACTGTCATTATTTATCACCTTTTTTAGATTTTTTTGGTTTACTTTCCTCAACTATATCACTAACAACACTATCAATTGTTCTTTTTTGTTCATCTGCTAATTCTACAATTGCATTTGCTACTACTTGTACTGTTTCTTCAGTTATTTTATATTTTTCTCTGTATACTTTCTTTTTCATATTTCCTCCTATATTACTGTTATTTCCTCACCATAATCTTCTTTTGTTTCATATTTTTTACTCCAATTAAATTCAGGATATGGTGTTAATGGTTCTTCACTAAATATAATTTGCTCTCTTGTTTGGTGTGCTATTGCAAGTCCCATCATCTGGTCATCGTGTCCACCTTCAGGAGCCTCTATTCTTCCTTTTTCATTTTTAACTATCTTTAATAATTCTCTCAATGTGTCTTCATCATTAATTGAATCTATATCTTCTCTGATTATTTGTGTTAATCTTGATAATATAACTGGTCTTGTTATTGATGTTGTTCTAAATCCATATTTCTTTTCTAACTTTCCAGTATAATCATCCATTTTCTCTCTTACATACATATTGGTATATCCTAATCTTTCAAGTTCCATTATCGGATAACTATCAAAATTAGATTCAATACCTATTAACGCATTCTTATAATATTTGCCTAAACAATACATTTGCTTTGCATACAAATCTGAATCAAATTCATTTTTAAAATTCGCTACTTGTATTCCTGTTTTTGCATCTAATACATGAGCAGTGAAATAGTCACTACCATCACCTGCAGTGTCACCACCAATACAATATTTTGTCATTGTTGGACTATTTGGTAATTGATATATTCTTATATAACCATTTCTATCATTAACCCATTTTATATTAGACATTTTTTTATCTTTAGGTAAATCATCATTATAATCATAAGTAAAATATCCTACTTTTAATGGCTTTTTTATTTGTTTTAATCTAGCAAGTATTATTTCAGTATCAAATGCAGGTTTACCTGATAATAAAAATGCTTCTTCTGGTGCACATGGATACTCTTGTTTAATTAAATCTTTATCTATATATCCTTTATATTTTTTGTAATACCAATAAAGTTGATTATCATTTAGTTTAACATCATCTTTTAGCCATTTTAATCTTGTATATATCCAGTCACTTTTTGTATTAATATTATTTATAAATTCATTATGTATATCCTCGCTTTCAAAATTTAATACATATTCTTTTGTTCTCCACCATTCAAAAAAGCAATTTATATGCTCGTTACTTTCCCACATAGTCTGGTAATCATTGAAGCCATTTGCAGTTGATTCATATATTTTTATACAATTCTTTGTAAATGCTTCTCCAAGTGCTGCCTGAATAGGTGCTATACCATCTTTCCAAAATGCACATTCGGATCCGTGAAAGAAATTTATTGTTCTTGAACGACCTACATCTTTTGTTGCAGTATCAACTGCCCAACTACTATTAATCTTTTCGAATAATAATTGTTTTCTATTATTAAACTTTTCAGTAGGTTTTAATATGTCTGGAAGTTGTGAGTACGGATATTTTGCTTTATTTTGAAATATAGCCTCTGAATTATCACTCTTATCTGCTAATGTAAATCCTTGAAAGTTTCTATTTAATATACTACATGATAATTGATAAGCAGTTACAACTGTTGTAAATCCTTGTTGCCTACCTTTTAATATCAAAATAGATATGTTTGTTATTAATCCTTTTTTATAATCTTCTTTTGCTTTATTTAATATATTGATAAACTCTTTTTGTACATCATTTAAAAAAAATGGTTTTGTTGTTTGATCCTTATCTACAACTATGAATACTAATTCTATTAATTTTTCTGGATTCTTTTTTACTTCATTTAATAAATCTATATCATTGTATAATTGATTTGCTATTGCTTCTCTTAATTGTTTATCATAATCTATGTCATGAAGTTCTTCCCATTTTTCTTTTCTTTTATTTATTAAATAATCTGCTGTGTACTTCATAATAAATCTTCTAACTTTTTAATATCTACTTTACCATCTAGAATAGTTTTATATTCTCCAGTCATTTTATTTAAAGTATCTATTGCTTTTAGTTTTGTATTTAAATCTGCATTTTTCATATATAATATTTCATCACTACCATCTGGTAATTTTATTTTTATTTCTTCTCTTTGTATGTCTTGCACAACTTCTGATAACCATTTCATACGTTCTTTAGCAGTCATTATTGTTTCATCTTCAATTTTTTCTTGTAATGCTTTTATATAATTCTGTATGTTAGCATTTGTTAGCAATCTACTAGCATTTACTTTTGCGGTATCTTCCCTTTTACAAGTCTTATATGCTTTTAAATATGCTTGTGTCCCATTTAATCCATTTTTAACATATTCTTGACAAAATGTGATTTGTTTGTTGTTCATTTTTTCTTCTTTCATAGTTTTTCTCCTCCTCTTCACATTTTCTTGCCCTAGGACATTCTTTACAGTGGTATATCATGCATAATTTTAAATTTTCCTTTTTCTTCTTCATATTTTTTCCTCAATAAAAAAACAACCTTATTTGGTTGTATTAATAGATACTGTCTAATAATATAAGTTAAGCATATTTAGGCTCGTGTTACCTACCCCTCTAACCATTTCATCAATTACATTTCCTACTATCATACTCGAGTTAGTAAAGGTTCTTGCTTATTGATTACTTACTTAACTAGGACGATTATTTTATATCACTAGACACTACCTGTTAAAGGTAATGCTATTTACTATCTTATCCTCTCGGAGTTCGTATAGCAAATAAAATAAGAACTTCTAGTGCCTTATAGACACCATATCAAGTAAATATAAAGGATTTTATTAGTGTTTTGTTTGCAATACTCAACTAAACTCTCTTGGCAGATTTCACATCACTTGTACTTCGTGTTCTAGTGAATTATAAGTCATATTAACCTTTAACTGCCAACACGCGACTTTTTATATATTTACTCAATATGCTACCTATAAAGGTAGTATCACTACTCTATATTATTCACTTAACACCAACGAAAGAAATTAAGTTTTCATATATTTTGTATACACGACTTGGTTCGTTGTCTAGGGTATTAGTCGTTTTCCCTACCTCTAAAATAAGATTCAATACTTAACTTTGAGATGTCAGCCATTAATTCTTTGCAAACACAGGATTTTATGTGTTTTCCTCGCATTTATATAGTCTTATAAGTTCCTCGAAGTCTTAAGTCCACACGTGATGCTTAAGATCATTCTTCTCTATGCTATATTTTGTGCTTTTTTATTACCTATATGTACGCATACTCTAGGAACTATAAGTCCTAAAACTTTCTAGTTATTATTTATAAGCACCATATCAAGTAAATAATAGTTGTGCAAATGTCACTACCTTAGGGTTACATATACGCTTTTTGTTATAATCAGGGGTTTACTTAATGTAATCAACAATTCTAAACGAGTAAAGGCTTAATTATAACTGACATTTAATCCTGACTACAGGCTTCACTATTTACTCAATATGCTACTTACAAAAAGTAGCACAATAATTTAAAAGGAGTTGCACGGGACTTTGTATTATCCCATGCTACCATTTTAACATAATCAAACGGACATCGAACGGACATTTTTATTTTCTATCTCATTATTTCTTTTTCCTGTTATTTTTGAATATATTCTTCTACATTGCCTTTCACTATAACCTGTTAATTGTGCAATTTTCCACCACTCACGAGGTTTTCCTCTATGTTCTTGTATATATTTTTTATCGTTTCTTAATTCATAAACTTTTTGCTTCAACGGTTCATATTCTCCAATTCTTTTTAGTTCACTTTCTACATAATTACTTAATGAAATTAAATAATCATTTAAATGGTCTATCCACCATTCGATGTCTTCATTTTCACATTTATAGACATACTTGAAAAACTTTTCTTCTCTTGTCATGCTTCCATCTACTCTTTCTGCATTTGAATCTGCTACTTTTGGTTGTGTGTCATTAAATAGTAAGTTTTTTCTGTCTATATATAAATTTAGCAAATTTGTTAATTTGTTTATTTCGTTATTTGCTTCTTTTATCGTATACTTCATTTCTTCCACTTTTTATCCTCCCATACTTAACAATATATTTTAATAATTCATCTGATACTTTTTCATATCTTTGCTTTAATTTTTTATATTTAATCTTTAATTCTATAAGTTCGTTCCTTATTTTCTTTTCTTCTTCGGTCATATTATTCACCACGATCAAAATGTTCTCTTAATTGTCCATTTTTCATTCTTACATATTTTGTAATTATATTTTTATAATTTACTACAAACCCCTCAACATTTCGATTCACTGATTTACAATACTTTTCATATATACTATCTAAATGTTCCTTTGTTGGAATAATATTTAATTCTGTTACTACTGGTACTATTCCCATACATTTAGGTATTTCTTGACTTTGAAATGGATATATAAACAAATTATGATCATAAATTAAGTTATATAAATTAAATTCATCATCCATATTTGCTTTTGCAAACATATAATATCTCTTATCAAATTCATCAACAGGATATTTTATTTGCCCCATACCTATCCATTCTCCACATACTGCACTATCATTATGTAAATCTTCAAATGATTCTCTATTATCATTAATCCATTGTAATAAACCTTTATATAATTTATCTTTGTTTTCTTCTAACTCATTTATTTTAAATATATTATTTCTTTGGGCTATATATAATTCATCATTCTTTTTGAATATTACTAAATTACTCCCATCTAATTTTTCTGTTAATTCAACTTTATCTCCCATACAACTTACTCTTTTTGTTTTAGGATATATTTCTTTCTTTATCATTATCTGCTCTCCTTTATTTTATAACTCATTTCTTCAAATTGTTCTTTTGTTAATATTTGTAAAACATGATAATTTTTATCTTCTTTTATGCTTTCTATCATTTCTTCATCAGTTATATCAATAACACCAGTTAAATAGCCTTTTGTTTCTAAAGAAACCTTATCAATTCTATATCTAATAATATCTCCAACTTCCAAAATATCAATTATGTTATAACTGGCTTTAATTATATTAGTTTCTAATTCTCCATCGTCATTATCAAAACTTATATAATCATATCGAAATACTTCATCTGCTTTTTGTATTCCTTTTATTTTAGCTATTTTTATTTTATTTTGAAAATTATTATATCTGCAATACATTCCAACTTCTAATTTCATTTTTTACCTTCTTTGTATTTTTTCTTGAAAGTTGGCACTGAAACTTCATATGAACATTGTGGACATTCTATAAAATAATGAGAAATTGGAAAAATACTAAAACCTATATCTTTTTCCATATAAGTAAATTTGCAACCACATACTCTACATTTTCTAATATATACTTTCTCATCTGGTGTTATTTTTGTACCTTTTTTAATTATTTTCATTATTTGCCTCCTAAAATAAAGTGTGAAATATAGATTTTATAGTATATTTCCATTTTCCTTTTACTTGTTCTTTACCATTAATATATATCTTATTATTAACTGTACAAACACAATTTTTAAAGAATACTGATTTTGGCTGTTTTACTTCTTTTTCATCAATAAATAATTTATTATTGCATTGTATTATTTTCATTATTTATCATCTCCTATATTTATACATTTATTTTCAAATTTTTTATAAGCATCAAAATATATTTCATTTTTATTTGAATTATAAGTTATTTCATAATACATACCATCTAATAATGTCGTGCTTAATAATGCTTTACTATGTCCTAATTCATAAGCATACCAAACTACAAATACATCAAATTCAGGTATGTCATCACTTTTATCTAAATGCTCATTAGCATATTTTTTTACTAATTCTTTTGCTTTAATTATAAATTCACTACTTTTCATCTTTATTTCCTCCTATTATTTCTTTGTATTTTTGTAAAATTTCTTTTAAAGTATTTAATTTTGATTGTTCTTGCATAGCCATTACATAATCTTCTTCACTATCATATTCACAATTATAATTAATACTTGTTCCTTTTGGTTCAATACTATATATTTTATCTTCTAAATATTTTATAAACTCTTTTTGTTGTTTTATCATATTACATACTTTTAATTGATTTAACTGCATATTTTCAAATGCTCTTTTGTTTTGATTATCTAAATCTTTTATATCTTTTTGATATTCTTCAACTTGTTTCTTTAATTCTTGATTTTCTCTTAATAAAATTTTTAATTCGTCTCTAGGTATTAAGTAATGGTCAGAACCTTGTATATAATATTTGTTATAATCTTCTGTTGTCATCATTTACCTTCTTTCAACTTTTTCTGTGTTTTCTATCCTTTCTTTTGCAATATTAAAATATTTTTCGTCGAGTTCTATTCCTATAAATTTTCGATTCAGTTCTTTTGCTGCAACTCCTGTGCTTCCAGAACCCATAAACGGGTCTAATATAATATCATTTTCATTTGTACTTTTTTCAATCAAGTATTCTAATAAATCAATCGGCTTTTGTGTTGGATGGAATTCAGGCTTACATTTGTTAAAACTTAACAAATCTCTTTCTCTTTTACCATTTAGTTTTTTTCCTTGCTCTTTAACAGCGAAAATTATGAATTCGTAACTAGGTGCATACTGCCCATATAAGTCACCCATCCCGAAACCATTTTTATCCCAAACGAGAATATTTTTAATTATAAAAAAGTTTTCTATTTTTTGTTTAAATTCATCTATTTTTTGTGTGGGTGCAAACATGTATAAATGCCCATCATCTTTCAAAATTTTATTTGCTTTATAAAGCCATTCATTTAGCCAACTTGTGTTTCTATCATAGAACATAGGTAAATCTTTGTTTTTTTTCATGTTCGATTGATAGCCAAATCCATACGGGCTATCAGTTAATATTAAATCTACACTTTTTTCAGGTATTTCATTCATTATCTCTAAACAATCGCCTTGTCTTAAATCAATCATAATTTACCTTCTTTCAGCTTATTTACTTCATCTATTAATTTTCTTTGATTTTTTATTAGTGAATTAATAGTTTGCTTTTCAAAATCATAAGTACCACAAGTTAATTCTTCTATTTCTTCAAATTCTATTTTTTTATCTTCTTCTATGATTTCTATTTCGTCATTTAATTTATTATTTCTTACATAATACTCAAAAAGTAATATACGATTAATACTATTATCTGCATAACAAAATTCGTGATGTATAAATACCCATTCATAAATAGTTTTATGTATCTTTATCTTTTTAGGTGCTTTACCATCTTTAACTAATCCTAATAATTCATATATTGTTATTTTCATTATTCTTCACTCACTTTCTCTACTAAATCATCAAAATAATTATCTTTATTTAATTTTCTTATTTGTCTTACAAAACTGGCATTTGATTTTGGAATAAATTGTTTAGTTTCTTTGTTATATTCATCAACAACTACATCATTTACATAAATAATTCCATTTCTTATTGACTTCATATTAATTAGAATATCCTTTATTTTTTGATTATTCCAAAATGTAGCATTCATATAAGATAATTCTTGTTTACTCGTATTATCTTTAATCTTTAACATTACTATCACTTCCTTGTTCTAGTTCTTGCATTTTGCCTAATAATGTTCCATAATCAACCACTAAATAATGTTGTTCAGTATTTTCATTATGTTTGTTATAAACAATCCATTCTCTCAACTTATTCCAATTATCTTCTAAATTGCTAATTTCTTGTCGTTGCTCTAATATAGTGTCTTCTCTTCTATCATTGCTTCGCTCTAAATACTCAATTCTTTCTTTTAGTTGCTGATTTTCAAAAACTAAATCAAAAATATTAAATGCATTTTTGTAAACAGTAACAGTTGAATCTACATGAAATTCATCAGTTTGAAACACTGCATTAGCTGGTTTTAATATTTTTACTTCTATATCTCCTTTGCCATTTAATACTCTAAATTCATTCATTCTGACACCTCATTTAATATATCTAATAATTGTTGATATTCAATATATTCACTTATACATATATATTTATCTGTCTTATCAAATTTAATTTTATATAAAAATTCTATTGCTTTATCAATTACTTCTTTTTGTTTTTTGACTTGTTGTTCACTCTTTTCAAATGCCTTTGCAATAGCACAAACATACCATAATTGTTCTTGAGTAAATGTTTTTACGACTTTCATTTCATCAACACTATCTAATATTGGTATTTTAACTTCTATATAATCTTTATCCATATTCTTATTTTTCCATTTCAAATTTATCTTTATAGTTTTTTAAATAATAATTTATTTCTTTTATCATTTTTTCTTTAAATTGTGCTTCTGCTTCTTCTTTAGTTAGAAAGTTATCACTATTAGATTTTATATCATACATATTTGTTCTATCTTTAGTGGTTTCTATTACCGAATATAAGCCATTTCTACCCTTAAATAAATAATTATATACTCTTTCTTCAACATAACCTATTTCACCTCTCCAACTATCTTTTTCTTTTAATTTGCATAGTTGTTTTAATGCTTTATCATCAGTTAATGCCTTTTCTACGAATTTAGGTGTTTTATTATTCTCTTTTAATATTTTGTTCCAATTCCATGTACTTTGTATACTAAATGAATACCAATAATTAGGCTTGTCACTTAAATATATACAATTCATATTTCCTTCATTTGTATCATCATTTTTTAATTGTTCTTCTAATTCTTCTATCTTTTTATTTGCTAAAGATAATTCTTCTTGTGTTTTATATAATTCATTTAAAATGTATTCTTCATTTGTTTTAAATTTAGTCATAATTATTTCTCCTTTTTCAAATATTCCTTTAATTTAGGGTCATAATCGCCCAAAATCTGCAATGCTGTGTAATAATTGTTTTTATATACTTTTATCATTTTATTTAAGTTATTCATTTTTATTAGTAAGCAACCTATGATAAATGCTAGTATGTAAATCATTTTAGTTCCTCTTGATATTCGTATGTTCTTTGCAAATCTTCGTAAAACATACCATTTAAAAGTTTTATGTTATCTATTTTATTTTCTAATTCAACAATTTTATTTGTTACCACTATTACAAATATTGCTTGAATAATTACTATTGCTAAAATTGGTATTATTGTTTTATAATCTATTTTTTTCATTTTTCCTCCTACACTTCAAATATAGATATTTGTCTATCTATGTTATTTAACATTTTATCTTTTGCCTCTTTGCAAAAATTCTTTTTTATTTCAAATCCGTAACAACTTCTATTTAATTCTGCACATGCTCTTAAAGTACTTGCACTTCCGCAACACGGATCAATTACTACATCACCCTCATCTGTGAAAATTTTAATTAATTCTTTTAATACATTTACTGGTTTTTGTGTTGGATGAATTTTAGGTACTTCTTTACTATCTTTTTTCCACTCGAACCAATTGAATATCATGTGATTTTTACCATCAATTCCTATATTATTAAATTTAGGTAATTTTTCTCTATATAGAACTACTGCATATTCACAAGCATTTACTATTTTCATATTTGCCTTTAGTACCTGCGCCGAAAAGTTTTTACAAAATACTAATGGATAACTCTTTGCAAGTCCATGTTTTTTTCCTTGTTCAACAACCATAGGTATTTGTTCGAAAGCACAAAATACTATCATCGCAGGAGCATTAGAGCTTCTTCCTCTTTCTCCACCTTTTTTTGGTTCTTTATTTAAATATCTCGTGCAAAAATCAAAGAAGTTATTTATTTTGAAATCATTGTCTGTATCGAAAAAACTTGATCCTGCTAATTTTGATTCACCATTTTTATTATCACCATCAACATACCATTGGGGGTTAGAAGCATACGCTTTATTCCCAAGGTTATAAGGTATATCTGCTATGATTAATTGTGCATGTGGTATTTGATATCTTTTAGCGTTTTCGAAATGATCATTTATCAATTTTATATTTATATTTCTGTTTTCATCTATTTTTATTTTTTTATCTACTATTTCAAATTCCATTTATAACTCCCTTTTCATCAATTTAACAACTTTTATACTTAAATCTATTAAATCTTCAATTGTTACTTTATAGTACTTTTTATTGTCTATACTCTTAAAATGTTTTTCTATTTTTAATTTTGTTAATTCTTCAATTGTTAGTTCCATTTATTGTTCCTTTCTAGGTCTTCCTCTTTTCTTTTTAGGACTTATTAATTGTTCTATTTGCTCTGTTGTATAAACTCTATTTTTATATTCACTATTTAATCTTTTGTTAGTTTTATTAAGTTCAGTCACTAAAAATTGTCTAGAGTCATTACCTATCATTTTTTGTTTTTGATTTTGATACACAACTTCTAAATCGTGTTCATTATTTAAACTTCTTCTTTCTTTTCTTAAAAGATGTATTTCTCTTACTACATTTATACTTGCTTCATCACTTAATTCATTGTTCTCTATTAAATGATATAAATCTGATAGTTTATAATCCACTTTCTGAAGTTCTTCAGATTGTGTTTTTATCATATTATCTATTTCATCAAGTATAGATATAGCATTAGTTATTTTATCTATAATTAACTTATCCCTCATTAAATCTCCTCTATGTCATACCCCTTGAATTGCATCATTTTTTTCTTTAATTTATATACTTCTGTACGATAACCTTTTGTATCAACAATAATAAGTTTTTCATCTTTTACATAAGTAAAATCTGCTATATAATTTATTGACCTTATCGTTTTCCCTTTAAATTTAAAACTTGGTTGTAATTCAAATTTTACTTGTGTTTTTAAATCTGTTATCTTTTTGTTTTTAAGCATCATTTCAAGAACTATATAGTAGTCTCTCTCTTTTTTAGAATCGAATGTCATGTCTTTATAAAAACATTTTTTGTTATGATACTTATTCATTATTCCAGCCTAATTCTTCTATTTGCTTATTTATTGCTTGGAGTTCTTTAAAATCTAATGTAATGCCTCTTCCATCTTTCCATATTGTAATTACTTTATCCACTTGATAAAAACTAAAACTATCTTCGTCTACTTCTAATATGCTTTCAACCTTTCTTTTTTTGTCATATTTTAAAGGATACTCATAACAATTTTTGTTGTATTTAAATCCCAATTTTTCAAACATTTCTTTCGCTTTCATTTGTTTCCTCCTTCAAATATTTTTTATAATGTTCTTCATATTCTGGAAATCTTTCTACCATAAAATCATATATTAAATCTTTTACTTCTTGATTATTCTTTGTATGAACTTCAATTATGTGTTGATTATATGTTAATGGTACTAAATTCCATAATTCATTGTTATTTCTATTTCTATCAATATGATGATAATGTCTTATTACAAACACACTACCTTTTTTTGGTATATATTGATTTTGTAATCCGACTATATAGTCTTGATTATCATCTGCTTCATATAATTTATCTAATTGTTCTCTTATTTTTTTTGGTATTTCCATTTTATTACCCCCTAAATTAGATTTAATTTTGCTATTTCATTTGGTGTCATTGTTTCAATATCTAATTGTTTACATTCTTGTATTATTCCTTCTATAAAGATTGTCATTTCCTTTGTATCAAACTCACTACTACCTTTGTAAATTCTATATATAGTGAATTCTCTATTATTAAATAATCTTTTTGAAACTATTTGATAATATTTAAAATAACCTTTAGGATCTATTGAAGATAGCATACTTATTTCGCTAACTTGTCCATAAGACTTAAGCATTTCAAAGTATACTTCTTCTTTAGATTTTCCTATTAAATTCCCTATTTCAGTGATTAATTGCCAAGCATATGAATTTTGTGATAAACTTCTTTTCTTTCTTTTTTCTTTTATTTCAAATTGCTTGTCCTTTTCTTTTCCATACAACCACTGAATTATTTGTAATGGTGTTCCTATCATAACTTATCCTCTAGAATGCTATATCGTCATCACTAATCTCAATTGAGTCTCCAAAGTCAGCATAAATCTGTTCATCAGTTGATTTTTTGACATTCTCTGCTTGTTTTGGCTCTTGTTGATTATTTGTTTTAGTTTGTAAAAAACTCATTCTATTTGCCATAAAAGTATAGTCATAATGTCTTTTGCCTTCAGCATCTTCCCAATTGTGATTTTTGACGCTTCCTTGAAAACCAATTAAATCGCCTTTTTCACAATATTTGCATACGTTTTCTGCCATTTTTTCAAATAGTGTTATTGGTACAAATGTTGTATCATCTTTTGTATTAGTAATTGCTAAATCTATTTGTGTTACTGCTTTATTTGAACTTGTATATCTAAGTTCTGGTGATTTTGTTAATCTACCTATAAATATAAAATTATTATTCATCTAAACCTAACTCCTTTAATGTATATTGTTTATCTGCTTCCATACCTTCGTACATAGTTCCTTTTTTAAAATATGGGAAGTAAAATGATTCACTATTTATATGAATAACAATATAACTTTTTTCGCTATCGAAATTTTTTTTAACAATATTGCTAATTCTATTTTTAAATGGTCTAATAACTGCATTTAAATATTCTTTTTCTTCATCATCAAGAATTGGTTTATTCTTTTCTTTTTTATTTTCTTCTTTCAATTGCTTTAATTGTTTTTTCAAGTAATTTACTTTATCTCTATTACTTATTACATTGCTATATTCTTCTTGTACTTTATTTGATAATTTATCTATTTCACTTTGCAATTGTGATATTGTTAAATTTTCTACTATTTCAAATCTTCCATCTGGGTTTATTGCATCATATTCATTTCCTACACAAAAACTATTTTTATGTTCTAAAATTTTTATTTTAACCGTATTTGTTGATATATCTATTATTTCTCCTAAATACATATCCTTGTTAGTAATAAGATACTCATTACTTATTCCTTTTACTTTATCTCCTACTTTAAATTTCATATTATTCCTCCTCAATTAATATTTAAAATACTTCTTTTTCTATATATTCTTTTTCACTTGGTCTGCTTTTATATTTCATGCAATGCAAGAAATAAACTGCTCTATTTTTTAACTCTTTAATTACATTTTCATCTCTATAAAACTTTAATTGTTTATTGTGTATATCTGTTATTTCAACCATTATTGGATTTTCTTGTTCTTCATCTGTTAAAGTATTTACATTTAATACTCCTTCTTCAACATTTGAAGTATCTATTTGTATTTGTATTTGACAATAATAAGAAGTTGGTATTGTGTAATATTCTTCCATCCAGACACAATTTCCTTTTGTCTTTCTTTTCCAACTTTTAAATGTCTTTTCATTTATTATTTTGTTTTCAATAGGTATATGTGTTTGTACTTCTCTTGCATCATAACTACAAACAATTCCAGGTACATCTCTATTTGCTATTCTTTCATTTTTTACTATTTCAACATTATTTGATGATGCATAATAATTTAATCCATCATCTTCTAAAATATTGCCTGCATCTATAGAGTCGTTATCAAGTTCTTTATAATCTTGTAATCCTATTTTTAATTCCCATAAATCTTGACACTCTTGACTATCAAAATTAAGTAACTTATGTATTTCTGATGCTCCTATTGTCTTTTTTCTTTCTTCTCTTTGCTCAAGTGACAACATTCTTTATCACCCCTTTAAAATTAATTCCATTTGTTCATACAATTCTGTACATGTATCATCTTTTTCATATTTCTTCATAAAGTCTTCTCTACTTATTCCTAATTTTTCGTATACTTTTTGTTTGTCGCCAATTGTTGTAACTGCTTTTGCGAATAACTTCTTTGTTTTTGTTTGAATTGCTGACATTTTTTTTCTTTCTTCTTCTTTTTTCATTTCGCTTCTAATTTTATCTGGATCATCTTTTGAAGTTGCGCTGTTAAAATACTTTAATAGAAAATATCTATTTGAATAAGTTAAGCCACTACCTAATGCTTGTGAACCATCACTTTGTTGTCCTAGAAGTGCCCATGGTACTATTTCTTTTTCTCCTGTTTCTATATCTTTCCAAACAAATCTCATTTCACTTCGAACTAAAATATCTGTACATTCATTTCCTTTTTTATCTTTATAATTTACTTGTTCTGAATGTAATGTTCCTGGTACAAATTCTGGTGTCAATTTTAAACCTAATTCAATCATTTTCTGATTTACTTTTAATAAAATTGACTCTTCATCTACATAACTGTAACCATATCCATCTTTGTTTTTTTGCATTATCATTACTTCTTGTTTAATACTTTGCAATTTATAATCTATGTTTATATATTTTCCTTCTTTCATTTGTCTAACTCCTTTTTCCATTCCAATACATGACACATTCTCAACATTTGATTTGCTCTGTGTTTTATATTGTTTATTGTTTCTTCTATTTCTTCATCTGTTTCACAGATATAAAACCCTCCTGCTTTTCCTGAAACACTTCCTACCATTCTTTTAAAACTTTTATCTTCTCTAATGTTTTGTATAATCTTTCTCATTGCTTTGTCGCTTCCAACTTGAAACTTGCCTCTCAACACTTGATTTTTAATTAAATTTTCTTTACCTCTATGATTTTCTACTAAGTAGTTATAAACTCTTTCTTCTATTGTTTTTTCTTCTTCCTCTTCATCATACTCTGTAATGTCATTGTCATTGCACTCAGGACATAAATTAATCATTTCTCCATATGAATTTCCAAAGGTTGAATAAACACCATAATATGTTTCTAAATCTACTTTTCTTGGTTGCCTGAATTTACATCCACAGTTATTGCATTTGTACATAATTCTTTTTCAAGTTTCTTATTTTCTCTTTTCAATGATCTGATTTCTTTTTTTAATTCTGCTTCGATTTCATTTTTATTTATTTCTAATTCACAATACTTTTTATTAAGTTCTGATAGTTGTGTTTTATATTTATTCATTTGATTTACTGCATAATTCTTTGCAGTTTTATAATCTTCTATTTTTTCAAGCATTTCATCTATATGATTTTCTAATCCTCTAATGGTTTTATTTAATGCTTTTTTTGTTTTAATGGTTTCATCTAGCCATTCATTTACCTTTTCTATTATTCCTTTCATTATTCTTCTCCTAACCAATCATAATCAAATATTTCTTCCAGTTCGTCATTTTCTTCTTTTGTAAAAAGTTCATCATATGATTTGTTTTTTATATTTTTTAAAATCCCTTCAGTATATTTCAAATTAGTTTTTCCATTCATAATTGTTTCATTAATTGCATATTTTATTTTTCTAACATCATCAGTTTCTTCTATCCACTTTTTAACTGCCTCTTTTTCTATATCGCCTAAACTTCGATGAAAATTTTTCTCTATATTATTTATATAAGTACTATAATAACTATCTATATTCTTATATTGTTGTTGCTCGCCTGTTGCTTGTTTGTTAGAAAATGTGTTAATTGCCTGATATAATTCATAGTTTTTTATTGATATTATTGAGAATTTAGTATGTTGCTTCTGTGTTAATTCCCCTGTTGAAATTAAGTGTTTTATTGCAGTCCTTATTTCTTGAATTGTCATATCTAATTCTTCACTTAATGTTTTATATGATGTAACAAAACTTCCTCTCTGGATTAGTAAACCCTCAAAATATCTATCTTGCCAATTTGCTTTTAATAAACAATGAATGAAAAGTATTTTTGTATTTTTATTTTTATACCATCCCCAATTTAAAAATTTACTATGGAGTTTTATCCAACTTTCATTCACTATTTACCTCCTGTTTGACTTTTGTTCGTTTTTCTGTTATAATTACTAAATGTAAATTTTTTATATTTACGATTTAATTTGAATTATCTACTTTCAATCGTGGTTGGTTGTATAGATAATTCTTTTTTTTCGTTAAAGTGTTCTGCATTTATACATAATCCTATAAATCCAGCAACACAGAAAACTATAAATAATACATATACTAATCTATCTTTCTTATTCATCTTTTGATCCGCCTCCTTTCTATAAACCAAATTTCTTTTTTACTAATTTAGTTAAAACTATCTTATTTCTTGTTTCGGGTATAAAATAATTTTCTTCTTTCATTTGTTCCCTTATTTCATGTGCATATCTTAAAGCCGTTTTGTATGGAATTCTTAATATAAATTGCAATTCCTTTGGATTTAGATATTGCTTTTTTAATAGTTCTTTTTCTTCCACATTATCCCTCCTGGTTTTCTTTTTGTTGTGTAAACACTACATTTTCTTTAAAAAAAATATCGCCTATATCACAATTTAATGCTTTTGCAAGTTTTAACATTGTTTTACTTTCAATATTATCTAAAGTATTTGTTTCTATCATTGAAATCGTTGGTCTTGAAACACCAGATTTAATTGATAATTCTTCTTGACTTAAGCCTTGTGCTTGTCTAAATTCTTTTATCTTATTATTCATTGTTACCTCCTATCTATTGTCAATCATACACTACATTTTATTTTTTGTCAACCATAAACAACAAAATATTTTTAATTTTTTATTGAATTGTTGTAAAGTATGTATTACAATCAATAAAAAGGAGGTGTATTGTATGAATTACATTGGAGAATTTATAAAAAATTATAGAGGCGATATGTCACTAAGAGAATTTGCTGATAAATGTGGAATTAGTCATACACATCTAGATAGTATTGAAAAAGGATTTGATCCTAGAACTGGTAAACCTGTAAGAGTAACAGTTGAAACATTAAAAAAAATTGCTTCTGCAATGAATATGTCTGTTAACGATTTATTAATCCAATCTGGAGATGTAAAATTAGAAGAATTAAATTTTGATAATGCTAAATTAGTTACGCCAATTCAAGAAAGTGTAAAAATACCTGTATTAGGTAGAATTCCAGCAGGAATGCCCTTTGAAGCAATAGAAGACCAATATGCAGTAGATTTTGAAGAAATACCTCGTTCTTGGTTAAATGGTGGAAATCAATTTTTTGCTTTAAAATTGGATGGTGATAGTATGGAACCCGAATATCACGATAAGGATATTGTTATTTTCAAAAAAACAAGTACTTGTGAATCAGGGCAAGATTGCTGTATAAAAATAAATGGATTTGATGCTACTTTTAAAAGAGTTAAAAAGCAAGAAAATGGAATTATGGTTATTCCACTAAATGAAAATAATTCAACTGGATTTTCAGCAACATTTTTCACAAATGACGATATTATAAACAAACCAATTGAAATAATTGGTGTTGTAAAACAAATTAGAAGAAATATTTAGGAAAATACTTACTATGAAAAAAAAGTTTCAAATTATAAATAATTATAATCGAAAGGAAAATAATAAAATGAAAAAAGTATTTAATACAATATCATTAATTGCATTAATATTCACAATATTATATCCAATATTTATATCATTTAATTCTGAATTGGATTTAATTACAAAAATAATTAATTATTTATTGTCTATTGGTTCTATATATTTTTTATATACAATATGGGAAAATCACAAAAAATTTGATTCAGAAATTCAATTTATATTAAATAATGAGGAAAGTATTAACACAAAATATAAACATTTATATACAACTATAAAAAAATATTTAAATTTATAAAAAAAAGATAGTCCCACTCGCCAAAGTCGACTATCTTAACCGAACTCATAGAAAAAGTATTCCAAAAGAATATTTGCTTTTTCTATACACTAATTTTAACAAAAAAGCGAACAAATTACAAGAGGAGATGATAAAATGAGGAATTTTAGATACAAAGGAATAACTATATATGAAGATAAACCTACAAAAGATGGAAGAAAATTTTTTTTTAAAAAATATAAAAATGGTAAACACTATTCATCCGAAAAATATAAAACAACTGATGAAGTAGTAACTGCATATTCAAGATTTGTTTTAAAAAATAATGATCCAATTAATAAAAGATTTGATTTAGTCGCTGATGAATATTTTAACTATATGTATAAAATAAAAAAAGAATCTACAGTATATTGTTATAAAAATGTTTATAGCCTACATATATACCCTTATTTTAAGAATTCTTACATAAATCACATAAATGTATCAGATATTCGCAAATGGGCTGAAACAATAGAAAAAAAAGACCTATCACTACGTTATATGAACAATGTTTACAATATATTAAAATTGATTTTTGATTTTGCTATGAAAAATTATGGTATTGAATCTAATCCCGTTCAAATTTTCGGTAGATTTCAAAGAAAAAGTGACGAAGTCGTAAAAGATGAAAATAAAATAAGATATATAACATTAGAACAATTCAATCAATTTATATCAGTTATTGATAATGATTTATGGAAAACATTTTTTATAACCCTATTTTATACAGGTACTAGAAAGTCAGAAATACAGGCTTTAACTTGGAATGATATAGATTTTAATAATAATGAAATAATAATAAATAAAATAATATCAACCAAAACTAGCGAAAAATACAAAATAACGAATACAAAGAATAGTTTAAATAGAAAAATAAAAATGAGTAAAACATTATATGAAACATTATCAGAATACAAAAAAGAAGTAATGAAATTTACTGATTATTCTAATAATTGGTTTGTCTTTGGGAACACAAGATTTTTACCCGAAACAAACATTGCAAGAAATAAGCACAAATATTTTGAATTATCTGGTGTTAAAGAGATAACTATTCATGAATTTAGACATAGTCACGTATCATTATTAATAAATGAATATATAAAAGTTTCTAAAGAAAAAAATATGAAAGTTGATACTGCTAAATTTTTCTTAATGTTATCTAATCGTATGGGACATACAATAGAAGTTATGCAAAGAACTTATATGCATTTATTCCCTACGATTCAGGACGAAATTGTTGATTTATTAGATAATTTATAGTATTTACTTGGTTTCATATTTGGTTTCAAAAATAAAAACCTTTGTAAAACAAAGGTTAATTACACTATGGCGGAGTGAGAGGGATTTGAACCCTCGCGGCAGTTACCCACCCTACACCCTTAGCAGGGGCGCCTCTTCAGCCTCTTGAGTATCACTCCAACGCGC